CCGTCCACCCAAGCATAAAGTATAATCCTGAGAGATTGAGTCAGATTCTGTGTATGGCTCAACTGAACCAATGGAAGATACCACAGATCTCCCAAGGATGCAAAAGCCCCACTCACAGTCATATCCAAACAATCATGAGGGTAGAAAAATGGTAACACCATCTCTCCACCTTGTGAAGTTGCAGGATCAAGATAGATGTGTGGTCTTTGGCTAGCGGTATGGGCATCCAAGGGATTGTTATTATATCGCACAAAAGGGGAATAATTGAATGGTGTATATGACATCATCATGCGCCCAAAATAAAACGCATTTCCTTGCACAACAAATTTTAAATGAAGTTTTCCTCGGAAATTTCGGAAATTATTCAATCTGTTGGCTACTCGTTTGTTCTTAGCCCACAAGTCCCAAGGTTTGATGCTGCCTGGGACATTATCCCCAATAAGCCATTCATATTTGTTAATTTGAACGGGACGTTTGAAGAAGTCGCTATATGAGACAGCATCATCATTGGTAGCATTTCGTATGGTATCATTCAATTGCGAGTCAACGGTCTCAACATATGCTGGATTAGTATCCATGAATGTTAAAGTTGCTTGCTCAGCATATGTTTGTCCAGTACTTGAGTAAGAAAATGCTCCAGCTTCAGCACTCAAGTTCGTGTCATCCGACACTACCCGAATTTGGTCGGGTACATCACAAATGGGCGATTTTGACTGCGAGTTCGCCCTTGAACTCTGAATATTAGAATTGGAAGGTTAAATTTTACAGTGAAGTGCTACCTAAGCAACAACACTATGTTTAATAAGTTTCATTCTTAGCCGGCTAACGTATAGGCCGGCACTACTCTTGTGCTCACCGAGCACTAGTCGATCATGTCGAAAGCTGAGATAAGTCCCAGCTCGACACGAGCCAACTGATGACGCAAAGTTGCACTCAACCAGTAATTCCAATTTGCATAGATTCGATGCATTTGGTTATGATCGGCTAGATACGTCCTGGAAACCAGGAACGTTCTGCCAGCATAATATTCTGTGCAGGTAGGACCCACAAGAAATGACCAAATTCTATCATCGATTTCTGGAATGAAAATTCTGTTGGTTTGACTATTGCGTCTGTGAAGCTTCCTCATTATGGTGATAACTCTGAGGTCGCCCTTGGGCATTATCAATTCATTGTCTACATTCTTCCAAAGATATGTGATTGAATCTCCAATGTCCCGTTTTAAAATCCGATTTTCAAGCATGTCACACGCTAGTGATTCAAGCTCTGCAGTGAAACTTGATTGACTTCTGTAGTCACCCAGAAGCCAACTCAAGCGATCATTACAATCACACCACTCTCGGAAGTACACATCCTCTAAACATTCTACTGGTGGAATTTCAAAATATCCATCAGCAGTCAAATTTAGTCTGGCAATAAGCCCATGATCCTCGTAGTATTCACATATAGTGTCCCACAAGTATTTCTGAGCCCATTCCTCGGTGGGTGTGCTCCACCAAGGCCGTCTGATCAATCGTGTCTCATTAATATATATCCTAAGATCTTGATTTCTGAAGTCACGATAAATCAAGGGGTGCCAAGCGGGCAGGATTGGAAGAACCGGGACAGCTCGTGAATCCACAAAATTGATAACATCATTGATACCATCTACTGTGGAAACGAATTCTTGGTACGTCACTGGCCAAACTCCAGCCTCTTTTTCCATTGGACCTTCAACCATCGCTTCAAGAGCAGGTCTATACGCACAAGTTGTCTTGTCATACGCTTCGACCAATTCTTGCTTGGTTTTAGGGAAAAAGAAGTTGGAAATTAGCTGACCATCTTGATCAACCTCCCCATGCAAAACCTCATTGAAAATTTTCAAGTGGGTATCATAAGCTTCTTCTCCATGAAGGAAAAGCTCATTGATTGCCTGACTAAAGTTTCCGCCAATGATTTGCGCTTGTAACCTTGCATCTTTGTTGCCTTTTTGCCTTTTACAAAACAATAGGGATTTGTAGATTGAATTAACATCTAGTGGGCCTACTCTTGCACCAATCATATCATGGTACTTGAATTTCCGCTTCAAGAATGCTGTATCATCTAAATGGATGAAAGGTTCGGTGGCAATATTTTTCTTACCATCTGTGTATTTGATGCCAACCAATGCAAGCTCTTCTCCAACTGTAATCATGTTGAATAAAAGTTCGCGTTTGTCACATCCCCACACATTATCATCTCCGTAAGTTTGAAGAGCAATGACTTCATGAAATAGGGGAATCTCACCCAATACCAACCTGTGATTAGCTAGTTGGGTATGGGGTATTCCAAGTTTCAGCCACTTGTCCTTCTGATGCATCGAATAGTATGCATACCTCATATAGAGACAATTGATGATCCCATTGATGATCACCGTTAAAGCATGACCTGAAGGATTTGATCCTAGAGCTTGATAGACAAATCCATCAGACTCATAGATCGGAAACATACATTCAGTCGCCAATCCATCAAACATGGCAATCAACTCTTCCGAGAATCCACACTCGCGCAAGATACATCGTAGAAAATCATACGCTTCATAGGACTCTTCAGGTCGAATGTTTTGATCATATTTGCTGAAATCTCCCTCACCAATCCTATCTGGATTCTTACAAAAGATTTCATGGATATACTCCCAGTCCTTCCCAGAAGCATTGACTCCAACAGCACTTTCAAATTCCTTCGGAAAGTACGTCATGGCATTGACCAAAGTCAAAGTCAACATTCTAGTTATGACGACAAGGGACACTGGTGCTCCAGCAAAAACACGAATAGTGTCATTGTTGATTTTCTTCAGTGTAACCACTTCATCCTTAAGATTGCATTTGAATATCATATTCATGCGTTTTCCTTCAACACTCCAGCCGAGATTGCGCTCAATTTCTTGCTCAACATCTGCTTTCTCTGGGTCAAATTTCAACTCATAAACATAACGGAATTTTCCATCCTCCAAAACTTCACGAGTCACAAACCTCTGAGTTTTAATGCCTGCTGCTTCGAAGAGAGCCTTCTCAGCAATGTCATTCTGCTCAAAGTATTTATACTTCGCACCATTCAATGGATGGCTCATAGATGTGAGAGGGTTCACGGGATCAAATCCTTTAACCTCAGGTACACCATTTAGAGCTTCACTCATAGACAGTGGATGCACAAACTCCTTAAATTTGTCATTGGAAAGCAGGGTCTTCTTGAGCTTCGCTCGCAAATCCTGTGCTGCCAATTTCAAAATTGAAGGGTTGAGTGCGGTTCTGTTTTTGGTAACAGCACTCATATGTTTGTGTCGTGATGGACGTGCTGCCTTCTTGAGTGGAGCACCAAACATAGGGTCCAGTCCTAAGGCTTTCTCCAATTTTTCCTTAATTGGGGAATCTATTACGTCAGACTTAAAGGATGCACTTGGCAATCCTTGTTGTCCAATAGCAATAGGCAAATTATCCTCCTCCAAATAGTGAACAGCATTATACCCATGTACATCAGGGGTCGTACTCGTGTCCACTCCATAGATCTCGGTTCGCAAAGCATCGGTTTCCGCGACTTCAAGCCTATCTTGCTTCGTTGCAAAGACTTGTTTTCTATCAAGGATGATGCCTGCACCAGATCTTCCATTTCCTGCTGTATGCATTCCAATTAAAACAGGGTTGCGCGAAACAGTGAAAATCATCGCTCCGCACAGACCTTTGTAGGTATCACACTCATAATCAATGGCCATATACGAACCAACATCCTTGACTGTCACCTCTTTGACGGAACGAATCTTAGTCAATATAGGTACAGCTGAGGGTGGTACATATTTGGTAACATCATCAACACAGAGGCGATGCAATTGGTAGATCTTGACAGGAGTTCCTGGTTCAAGTTCGAAATCATCATCAGGTAAATACTTTGAGAAGTCAGACACATCACCACCACGGGGAGCATGGACAATACATCCATCAGTCCCTGGTATGGGACGCGTGTTAGACTCATCAACAATCATCTGAAAGCGTTTAATTCCAATCCCTGGATGGGATCTGAAAAATACTTGGTATGATCGACCTGGACAAAACTGATGACCAGGAAACACCCACTCACACCCCTTAAGGGGAAAAGTGTTGCACCACTGCACATCAGTTTCATAAACTTCACCTGTTAGAGGATTCATCTCTTTAACAACTGCAACATGCAAGTTATTATCGATCTTTGCCTCCAACGCTGGAATCGTCGTTGAAATGGAAGCAGATGGGTAGTTACGCATATTGCAATACACACGCTGATATGCATTGTCTCGCTCAACAATTTGTCTTGGGGTTTTGGCCTGTTGATTTATCATTTCGATCATGGCACCTTCGTTTGTTAACTTAGGTTCCTTAAACATTTGATTAATCGCAAAGGCAGCTAATCCGAATCCTGCAATGGCTCCCAAAATTTTCACATTGGGGTCTTTTGCAGCATCCTTGAGCTTCTTGGAAAAGCTCGACAACTTCCTCTTTGAGTGATAGTGAATCGCTTTTACGCGATCACGAAGACTCAAATTTTCCGTGCCCTCTAAACCTTCAACCACTCCTGCATCACAACAACCTCGTGTGAAGTCATCATTTACAGAAGCACGACAAGGCTCGAGAGTGTGATACTGGGTGAAAAACTGATCTGCTGCAGAAGCAAATTCAGCATGTCTGCCAGTCTCTGCTTCCAAGATAGTATCAATTTTATGATCCAAAGGAATGTATGCACTCTCCTCAGGGCATCGTCCAGTAGCACAAGCGGGACAAGGCAAACAAAAATATGAATGCCGAGCACAATGCTCTTGTTTATCCAAATCTGTGCCATTTTCAACCAGTTTCTGCTGGATTGCAAAATGCTTTGGAGATTCTGTGACTAAATAGTTCACAAAATCAACAATGTTAGCATCTTTATAAACTGGAACAAGGTGCCAGGCATCAGCAAGGCCACCAAGTCGTTCAATTCCAACAGTAGAAAGGGTCAAATCCCAAATATCGGGATGGGCAATACCAGCATACATAGAGAGAATGCCACCAGAAACTGAGGTGCACTCCTTCTTGAGTTTGACATCAACAACCAGATCAAAACGCCGCATGATCGAGGTTGGATTGCATGAGAAATGCCATGAGTGCAAGTCAGATGTATTGGTTGTAACCAACACAATTTTGGCTCGAATGTCATTCTTTCCTTTCTTCTCAGCCTCCGGGCTGAGTGCAGAACAATGCATATTGTTGATGAATTGGATCAAAGTGAAAAGCGGATTACCCTCCGCTTTCTCAGGCTTTGTGTTACCCATATCATCGAAAATTACACAAATGTGTTGGGACCGATAGTCTGATTGATACTTGTCGGATCCATTGATTGTGCAGCAAAATTCTTTTCCCATTGGCAAATTATTGGCCTGGCAAATTGCATGATGAGCAATGCCAGCCATAGTTGATTTTCCCACTGATGATCCGCCGCGAAATAAGACAGCATATGGTTTTTGCCGCATGCCACTTGCATGCCAAAAAGATTGTATATCAGAACAAAGTTTGTCCAATTTAATCAATCTGGAAGTGATCTCGCGTTGATAGCTAGCATCATGATTACTGAGACGCTTCTTCACAGCAATGTGAGCAGCGGTAGTATTCATAATGTAAACTAATAGTTCGGCTTCATCAGAAATATCGTATTTTTCCTTGATACGCTCTTGTTGACCAGTCACATTCAAGTAACACATGTCTGTGGCGGCCACATACATGGAATCGATCTCAGCTTCATCGGCATCAGTAAAAAGCAATGCGAAATTGCTAGTGGTGATTGCCGGAATCACTGAATCGACCATCCAGTCAAGTGTTGAGAATAGATGGTGGAAGATGGAGGGACTCTTTTTCCTAAGAGAATGCACATGCAGAATTTTGAAGGTTTCTGTTGTGATGGAGTTTTGCGTCTTTTCAGGTAGCAAACCTGCCATGATGAGTACATTCAATAGTCCAGCAAGCTTCTTGCCGAACTTTCCTTGAGTCAGAATTTCCCAATTCTGCTCAAACCATCCTTGCGAACCTGATTCCGCCTCATATTGCTCACCTATGGGTTCCCAGACAGTCTCCTCGCCATGTCCGTCTGACTTGGTGAGAGCTATCTGCATAACCCATTTGCCGAATTTTTGAGAGAGGCTCTGGTTAGTGAGCGTCCCGAGGTACTGCATGATTGGAAGTATCATGTCAGTTAAAGAATTTCGTGTTCGTAAGTCCAAAATCAGAATTAACAATTGGTCCAGCCTTTTGAAGGCGGCTTGTTGAAAGTTATCTGATTTGTCAAATCCGACTGCATCTTTAAGCTTTTCTATCGTATCGTGGATTCCCATTATTGTATTGGAAGCCACGTTCAAAGACTTATGTGCAAGAGCAAGATCTTCAAGGAGGCCAGCCTCCTTCTCAAATCTCGTCGATCGCAATTTGTATTTCCTATTACCATCACCTCTATCCTGAGGTCTATCATTATGGGGGGCTACTGTTGGGCAGCCGTGCACATTCACAGTGTAAACACTGTTCGCCATTTCGTTATATCTTATAGGGGACATTTGATGTGCGGTACTTTTACTGAAGTTCTCGGCATGTTTTACTCCTTGACAGGGAGTCTGAAATTTTTGTGATTAAGGGGATGCAGCATTTGTTTCCTTTATTTCTGGAAGTATTCAAATCAAAACTACTGCTAGATTGCCTATTTTAAGCACTAATCATTGGAGGGGGGTCTGGTAGTGTGTTAACGTGTTCTTTAGTTCAATTGAACTTAGGAGAACCACACTAGTCTCACAGACCGGCACCGCGGCGAAACGGTCCAGTCCAAATGAAAAAGCGTATAAAGTATGA